ATTGTGGAAGAGAACCATTGAAACTCAACGCCGTTGATTGGGCGCGTCATGTTGAGAAACTAGGGGCCGGGGAGATAATCCTCAACTCCATCGAGCGTGACGGGACGATGAGTGGTTATGATCTTGACTTGATCAAGAAGGTTGCATCTGCTGTGGATATTCCTGTTGTAGCCTCCGGAGGGGCTGGGTGCTACGCTGATCTATTCGATGCATTCTCACATGGCGCCCACGCCGTAGCAGCAGGCGCCATGTGGGTGTTTAGTGATGCCACCCCAGCAGAAGCTGCTGAGTATCTTCATGGCAGAGGATTGAACGTCAGGCGTCATTAGGTGGGAGTAATGATTTGAGGAAATCAAGCTCGTCCTGCGCCATGGCCTTCTCTTCTGTAGTTTTTGCATAAAATGGTGTCCTTTTACTAATAGTATCGTTGTAGTTAATCCAGTCTTCATAAGGTGTATTATCGCAGCGTTTGTTTCCAGATGCTTCTGATACAGGACAGCCGTCGCAATAGAGTTTATAGAAAATCGCGCATAATGGACAGTTTTTGGATCCTTTATCAGTGTCAGTTCCGTTAACAATATCCTCCCATTTCTTAATTGATCCTTTCAATGCTTCAAGTGTCTTTGCGTCTATTTGATGTACTCCTTTACTTAGGTGGCAACAAAGATCTCAGAAAATCTACCTCGGCTTGCGCTAATGATTTCTCTTCTGGAGTTTTTACATAAAGTGGGGTAACCTTCATAAGAGCATGGTGATGGTCGCACCAGTCTTCATAAGGAGTATTATTGCAGCATGAGTCTCCAGATACTTCGGATACAGGACATCCGTAGCAATAAAGGTTATGGAACAATGCGCATAATGGACAATTCCTTGGCCCGTCGTCAACTGCGGTTCCGTTAACAATATCCTCCCATTTCTTAATTGATCCTTTTAAGGCTTCAAGCGTCTGTTCGTCCATTTGATGTACTCCTTACTTAAACTTCTATTGACCGCGCAAGAGCAAGCGCCTCATCCTGTTCAACGCCAAGATATGCTGATGTAGCAGCAACAGACGCATGACCAAGCAATTGCCTTACGGCTTCGATATTCTTGGTCTCGCGGTAGATGATGGATGCTTTAGTTCTCCTGAGTGAATGCGGCGAGTACCGTCGTCCGTCAACGTGGATGATCTCCATCCATAGTTTCATGAGTCTCTGGGCCTGACGAATATCAATGCCGAATAGTCTCTCCTTTGGAGAGCACTTTATTGTTCCGAGATATTCAGCGATTGCCTCTCTCGATTTTGGGCCAAGAACGCAACGAACAGGTTTCTCTGTTTTCTTTTGTGTCAGCGCGATCTCGTCTCTGACATTGCCGTTGCTATCGACCACATCACAAATCCTGATGCTGAGCAGATCAGATATCCGCAACATGGTGTCGATGCCGGTGTTGAAGAGCGCGAGGTCGCGATAACGCCTCATTGATTTCAGTAGCGTTCTGATTGCAGATACCTGTTCTGCATTCAGAGGTAGTGATTGCCCCTTAGGTTTCATTGTTTTTCTCCGGCGATGAAAGTATTTATGATGCGTTCTGCTTCATCCCAGTTTTTTGCTGGGTCAATACGCCTGCCGAGTTTGATATAGGCCATGATATCATCGCAATCATATTGCCTATCCTCCATGATTTTAAAAAACTGTGCGACGCTACCATCACTGGACTTGGTTCCATTTTGGTATGTGATTTCGCACCGTTCAATGTTTCTATAAATTCTGATTTCGAGAAGATATTTTTTTGCTAGAGTTGTCATGTCGCTATCCTTGTACTTCTGGTTGTGTATTACCGTGTCGGATTCTATCCTGTTTTTATAAAAATACGACATTCGAACCCATCACGTCAACAATAATCGTTGCTGCATAACGTTTTGTCGCATTTGGAAATTATGCGACATTTAGTTTGTTGGTTGAGTGAGTACCGGGACCACACCCCAGCAACTGCAACAAGCACTAAAGGAACTTACCAATGTCTGACTTTCCTTCTCAACATTCTGTCTATGGACGCGCGCTTGGCGTGTCCTATGACGGCTATCCAACCGGCGAGCGCGGCTGGAAGGATCGCATCAATACGCTGACCTCAGCAACGACTTCCACTTACGTGAACCACTATGGCGTGAATACGTTCGATGTTTCCACCGGATCTTCTGCCTCTGGGAGCGGTGCCGGGTTTATTATGAATTCGCCCATTGCAGGTGTGAGGACGGTGCTGGCCAACATTACGACCAGTTCCACTCAGGCCATAACGATCACGACAACTGCCGGTACTATTATTTCCGGTGGCCACACCGTTATGGGGTCGTCAGTATCATTCGGAACGGCAATTACAGCCGGATCTAGCTACAACACGATCACGCTGAATGGGGGCGGGGAGATTCTTGAGATGGTCGGTCTCTCGACCTCTTATTATCTTGTCACCAGCGTCAACGGATTTTCCACTGGCGATACAGTTCTTTCTGTAGCATAATAAAAATAGCGGGTGGGGCCAGCCCCGCTATTTATTTGCGTACTTTCCTCTTCCGGAAACAGCGGCCATATTGTGATTGCTGAGATCTGAAAGAAATTCTCTTCCTACGCTTTCGACGTGATATGCTAGCTTGCCATTGAAATATACGCAGGCGTGTTGCGATTCCAGGATGATAACCGTTGTGTAAGCCATCGTAAGGGATTGACCGCCGACACCGCCGAAACCGATGGAAGTGTCTCCCCATGTTTGGGGGAAGTGGTAGACCTCTATGTTTCTTGTACTCGGTCGATAAGCCTTTATCGTTCCGGTCTTCGATGTATGGTTAACATCAGGAAGATCGTGATCAATTGCTCTGCAAACGGCCATGGCGAGTGATGTAATAGGCATTACTCAATCAGACCTTTCTCCAAGAGTTTATTAAGCGTTAAGATTGTATCTTCACCACGAAGTCCTGATTTCAGCATCAGATCATATACATCGTTGGTGCCGTCGCAATATGCTAGTACGTTTAATTCGTCCGGGACGCTGCTTGGTGATGTTTGTGGATATACTCCATGTTTTGTCAGAAATGGTTCGCATATTGTGGTACACTTAAAATTGCGATTGAAGTCTATGAGTTGAAGACACGTCTTGTACAGTTCCAAACTTGCTTCAAGACGTTCTTGGGAAATGAATTCCAAATTATCTAGTGACGTGTGGTACTGTGGGTATTCCCCGTACTTATCGAGAGTTATGGATGCTATCGGAAGATCTACCCCTGGCCAGCAATACTGGCGTTCGTCGCTTCCTCTCTCTGTGTATAGATGCGGCTTAATGACTGGATATGGCGTCGAGTATGTAGCTAGGGCTGCGAATTTATCTGATATTGTGTTCCCCTGTCGCGACGAGATGATATTGAAGCGCTTCCCGGCGCCAACACACGTAACCACGTAACCGGCGATGGTCTTTTCTTTCATGTGGTCGAGATGCTTGGCGAGATAGGCAATGGCTCCTATCGTCTCTGGGATGAAAACGATACGGTACGAAAAGCGCCGTCTGGGCAATGATTGTAACCACCTCGCAAGAGCCGCCGTCACGACGACGCCTGATAGGTTGTCATTCGCAAGCGATGGGTGGCAGATATAGGTGGACAGCAGCACCTCTTGATCTGACTCTCCAGGAATTAGGAGATCAGCGTAATCGAGGTGTCCGGGTGCGAGAAATGAATTGATGACCGCCCGATACAATCCATCCTTGAGCGCCAGACGCTGATTGTGGGTCATGCAAAAACCCCAGCGTCTCCTGTAATAGGACGTTATATAGGGAATCGCATCCGGTTGCGCTGGAAGAGAGTGGATGAACGTCTCAAGTTCCCAGCGGTCTAATATCTCGTCAATCGGTTCTGAGTAACCAACAACATGGAGATTGTTGTTGGCGAAGTTTACAACCTTATTACCGTCAGCATCCATGATGTAGGCATCGGTGATGTTCCATTCGTCAGGAACGGTCCAGTCGAATACCTTCGTTCCAGATGGTACGGAATAGATTTCCAATCCAGGTATCAATTCCTGTAGACGCATGATTGTTTGCCGCGTTCCCCATCCTGTGATGGAACGTGGCAAGTACCACAGTTCTTGCGCCCATGTGTACATTGATTCCGTCATCTCGACACCTCAACTTTAGCCTGTTGGTACTCAACACACGCTCCAATGTATCTCAGTACGAACCGGACGAGAACGTCATAATTACCCCATCCGTTCTCAGGATTGAACTGTTTGTAATGGTCAGGACTTGTTGCAAGCTTCTTAAGGCCGTCAATAAGTGGAATGATTAATTCACTGGCCGTGCTTATTCCGATTTCATCTGGCCTCCATAGCGGCAGGTACAGATCGCATTCTCTCGCCATGGTGATGAGGTTGTGAGTTATGTTGTCGGTGTATACTTCTTTGCCTCCATCACAAATAGTGTCAGTTACAGGTTCTGTGCCCGGACACAGATCGTCCCATTCTTCACGTGAGATTTCTACCGTTCTCCCGTTCTCTCTGATGAAGATTGCTGGTCGTTCAGTCCCTTCGGGCTTCGTGTCATCTATGAGTGTTACATCAAGACTCATTAGTCTTCCCCGTCCATGCGTTAATGTTTCCGCAAATGGAAACTGGCGTGTCTTCTGTCAAATGTCAAGAAAGGAAAGCAACGCAATGAAAATTGCGATCATTGGCTCTGCGCCATCGTCCGTAAAGCTTGCGCCGTATAAGGACCCCAGTTGGCGCATATGGAGCTGTTCTCCAGGTGCATGGCCCAATGTGGAACGGTGTGATGCTCATTTCGAGTTGCATCGCTGGCAGCCTGCCCCGTGGTTCTCAAAGGAATATATAGAATGGATGTCCAAACATCCTAAGGTCTATATGATCCGTCCGGTTCCAGAGCTACCAAATTCTGTGGCTTATCCAAAGGAAGAAATGTTGGCTCGGTTCGGGCCATGGTTCTTCGCCTCCACCGTGTCATGGATGCTCGCCCTGGCTATTGCGGAAGGCGCCACGGAGATCAGTCTGTGGGGTGTGGATATGTCCGCCACCTCTGAATGGATCTATCAGCGCTCGGGCTGTCACTATTTTATCGATCTGGCCAAGAGGATGGGCATCAAGGTCATGGCTCCGTTTGAGTCAGACCTTCTCCGGCCACCGCCGCTTTATGGATATTGCGAGGAAGACCCATTCAACATCAAGCTCATGGCCCGCAAGGAAGAGTTGGGTGCGCGGCTGGCTGATGCGACTCGTCGTGAGGCCGTTGCCCATGATGAGCGACTTTATCTGCAGGGCGCCATTGAGGATGTGGAGTATTCCCTGAAAACCTGGGTGTCGGATCGTATGGCCATGGATATGGCCTATGCGCAGCCCCAGTGGATTGCTAACGCCCCAGCCCCGTCACAGATCGAGGACGAACCTCCATTTATTCCTAATGAGGTTCCTGAGATCATCGAGCCACAAAAGAAGCCCCGCCGCAAATATACCAAGCGGAAGAAAACTATGAATGGACGGGCAGAACAGCGTGTCTGATCTCCAGTCGATTCTTGAGAAGATAAAAGCCCTTCCCCCTGAGGAATTCGCCAAACTCGACAAAGAGACAAAGACGCATCCAAAATGGGGGGAGAAAGCTTTATGGGTTCCTAACCCTGGGCCTCAGACTGATGCGTATAATTCTAAGGCCGATATACTGTTGTATGGTGGCGCCGCAGCGGGCGGGAAAGCTCTAAGTATACATACTATAGTTCCAACTCCCCATGGGCAAACAATCTTGGAGAATATTAAGATTGGCGATGAAGTTTTCGATGAGAATCTTGATGTATGTAATGTCACAGCTGCAACTGAAATTATGTTTGGTAGGAATTGCTATAACGTAGAATTTTCTACCTGCTGTGGAAATATAGAAAACATTATTGCTGACAGAAGCCATCAGTGGAGAATAAAATTATCACCTGATGAAAATATAATAAAAACAACAGGTGACTTGTTTATGGACATTATTGATGATTTTGCATTGAAAATGCCTAAGTTTGTCGATGGTAGATTTTATATAAAATCAATCAAACCAATAAATTCTGTTCCTGTTCGTTGTATAGAGGTTGATAGCCATTCGCATTTGTATCTTGTTAGTAGATCTATGATCCCAACTCATAATAGCGATCTAGGTTTAGGACTGGCATTTAATGAGCATAGAAGGTCATTAATTGTACGAAGAAGGTATTCAGACATAGGCGCTCTAGTAGAGCGAGCAGTAGAAATTAATGGAACTAGAAATGGTTTCAACGGAACACCTCCACCTATACTTAGGACTGTTAACGGTAAGTTTATACAATTTGGGGCAAATCAACATATAGGTGATGAGCAGTCTTTTCAAGGGAGGTCGTATGACCTGAAAATTTTCGATGAGGCGGCCCATTTTCTTGAATCACAAATACACTTCCACCTTGGCTGGCTTCGTCCTGACGGTGCCCATCCTAACCAAAGATGCCGTGCTGTCCTTGCATCAAATCCGCCTGTAGATTCCAATGGCGACTGGCTCATCAAGATGTTTAGGCCATGGCTGGATGTTACCCATCATAATCCAGCGAAATCAGGTGAACTTAGGTGGTTCGTTACCGCTGGTGAAGACACTAATTTCGAAGTTCCGTCTGATGAAGTGTTCACAGACGATAAGGGGCGCCACCATTACATCCTGCAGGGAGATGATGTAGAGGCTCAGTCAAGAACGTTTATCCCAGCTAAGTTGTCTGATAACCCGTTCCTTGTTGATACCAACTACAAGGCGCGTCTCGACTCCCTCCCGGAACCTCTCCGGTCAGCAGTTCGTGATGGCAACTTCATGTTGGCTCGCCAAGACGCTGAGTGGCAGGTCATTCCTACCCAATGGATCATCGAAGCCCAAGATCGCTGGACCAAGGATGGCTGGCGTAACCAGGGCGGGATGAGCGCGATGGCCTTCGATCCCGCTGGTGGCGGTAGGGACGCGGCGGAATTAGTGGCGCGTTACGGTCACTGGTATTCAGAGCCTATTACAAAGAAGGGCGATGAAACAGCTGACGGGTCTCGTGCCGCAGCGACGATCATACGATACCGCCGTGATAATGCGCCAGTAATTGTTGACGTTGGCGGCGGTTACGGTGGCTCCGTAATGCTTAGGCTTGATGATAACGGCATTAAGGGCCTTGCTTATCATGGGGCACATTCTTCGTCAGGAAAGACTGACGACAAACACCTAAAGTTCGCCAACAAACGCGCCGAGATCTGGTGGCGTTTCCGTGAGGCTCTTGATCCAGATCAAGAGGGCGGTTCGCAGATATGCCTTCCCCCAAGCACTGAACTTCGTTCAGATCTAGCCGCTCCGACCTATGAGGTTGGCCTTAGAGGCATCATTGTGGAGCCAAAAGATAAGCTACGTGAACGTCTTGGACGTTCTCCCGGTAAGGGCGATGTGGTTGTAATGGCATGGGCCATGGGCGAACTTGCGCTGAAGCGTGGATATAATGGAAGTCGCCGTGCTGTTGATCCGAGATCAGTAGGACTTCCACAATTTGCAAAACGGCGCGAAGGCCCGTTGAGAAGAAGGAGACTCTAATGGCTGGATTGTTTAGCGGCGGCCCATCTGCGGGCGGCTCTGTTGGTGGCGGTGGCGGAAGTTTCCAGATGCCATCTGATGTTGCGTGGCCTGGGACTGATAGGCTGAATGACATTTATTCAGGTAGCGGAACTGCTGCACCCCAAACTCCTAAGGCCATTACGCCAAGGGTTTCGTCTAAGGCTGGCCCGGATACAGGGACAACTAGTGAGCCAATTAAGAGCGACGAAAAAGTTCTTGCCGACTATCTAGTTAAAACTCGTGCCGATAAAAAAGAGATGTTTTTAGTCACTAAAGACGAGTGGGCGAAGATGAACAAGGGAAAACTCAGCGAAGACGAATTGTTCGATATAGAGCAACGTGGCTATAGGATAGGTAGGTAACCTTTCCCCCGCTTTAAAGGACGGGGCTTTCCACCATCAAAGATATAAGGAGAATACCATTGTCTGGGTTATTTTCAAAACCGAAGATTCCACAACCGATACCAACAAGGATGCCCGTTTCTGAGAGTGAGGCGTCACGCGCTGCCAAAGCACTTGCCGCCGAATCACTAAGGAGACGTGCTGGTTCTGGACGTTCTGGAACAGATCTTGAAGGAGATTACCTCGGCCAATGAGTAAATCACGAGCAAGTGAACTCATTAGCATAGGTAATAGATTATTCGGCAAAAAGAACCAGCTTGATAATCTGTGCCAAGAAATAGCTTGGCAGTATGCTCCTGACTTGGCCAATTTCGTCAGGGATCTTACTCTTGGTGAGGACTGGGCAGCTGATCGTATGGACAGCTTCCCAGAGATCGTCTCTAGAGAACTATCCAATATGATTGGGGCGATGTTGAGGCCACAGGACCGTCCATGGTTTAGAACCACAACCATGGATGATCGCCTGGATGCTGATGAAGAAAACGCCCGCGCATTACAGTATGTAACATCTGTCGTGCGGCAGGGCCTTTATAACCCGAACTCCAAATTCATAAGGGCATCCAAGGAAACAGACAGGTTTTACATCAACTTTGGCCAAGGCGTTATGTCGATCATGGAGTCACCACGAACTCGTGATCATCTGTTCTTTAAGAACCATCATCTTAAGGATTGCGCATGGCTAGAGAACGAACTCGGTGATGTTGATCACCTCCATCGGAAAGATCGCATGCAGGCTAGAGGGATTGTATCCCAGTTCAGATCTGACCGCGTGCACCAATCCGTCAAAGATGCCTATGAGAAAGAGCCCTGGCGCGAGTTCCCGCTTCATGTCGTTGTGATGCCGTCAGATGAATATGACGCTATCATAAAAGATGACGAAGGTACAGGAAAAAAGTCAAAGCTCCCATACGTTATTGTGTATATTGATGTTGAGAACGAAACCATCATCAAGGAAGCCGGTCTTCCCGAATTCATCTATGTTGTTCCTCGTTGGGTGCGGTTCTCTGGTACTCAGTACGCGTTCTCTCCTGCCGCCATGACGGCGCTCGCCGACTCTCGCATGGCGCAAATGCTGTCCCAGATCATTCTGGAGGCCGGTGAAAAAGCTGTCGATCCTCCTCTCATCGGCAAGCAGGAGATCGTTATCGGTGAGCCAAATATCATGGCTGGCGGCATCTCGTGGGTGGATGCTGAGTATGACATGAAGCTGTCCGATGCTCTCGACACTATCAAAGTTGACGCCGATCTTCGTGCTGGCTTTGAGATGCGGAACGATGTTCGGCAAATGCTCACTAAGGCTTTCTATCTTGACAAACTAAATCTCCCCGAAACTGGGGGGAAGATGACGGCATATGAGGTGTCTCAGCGTCTTGAAGAGCATGTTCGCAATCTTCTTCCACTGTTTGAGCCGATGCAGATTGAGTACAACACGCGTGTTCTTGATCTGTCGTTCTCTCTTCTCAGGAACATGAAGAAGTTCGACTGGAGTTATATTCCTGACGAACTTTCAGGTGCTGATTTCACATGGGCTTTCGAGTCGCCAATTCAGCAAGCGCAGGACAGGATTCTTGTTGAGCAGTTCAAGGCTTCCCTTGAGGTTCTGGCAATGGGTGCTCAATCTGGCGCCACAGCTAAACCTCTGCATATCAACGTTGCGATGCGTGATGCAATTCGTGGTGTTGGTGGCCCAGCTACTTGGCGGAAGACTGTTGAAGAACAACAGGAAGAAGCAGCCGCCGCTGCACAGGAACAGCAGATCATGTCGGCCATGCAGGAACTGTCGCAAGGAGCTACCGTCGCATCTCAAGTTGGCGATGCCGCTAATAAGCTCGGCCTATCTGCTCCAGCAGACAAAATGCTGGCTGCGCAGGCTAAGGGAGCATCTGCTGCAGGGGGTACGCCAGCACAAGAGCAAATGCCTATCAGTGAGGTTCCTGCGGCCTCTGAAGCAGCTCCAGCTCAAGAACTTATGCCTTGGGAAGAGCCAGGAGTTCAACCATCACAGGAGCAGCTACCAATGCCTGAATATGGGGCCATGGCTATAGCTCAACGTCAGTCCGCATCTCTTGACGATGTTTTGAAGGCCCAGGAGCGTATTTTTGTCCAACTGTCTTCGATTGAAGACGCTCTAACCAAACCGAAGAAGATCACCATCAAGCGCGGCAAGGATGGAAAGATCGAGTCTGCAACTGCGGGAACATAAGGAAATTTAAATGTCCGGCAAATCTGATACCTTTGAAGATGGTGTTCTGCAACTCCTTTTCAATGCTACGGCTATTTCTCAGATAGCTGATAATGCGGCATCGTCAGCAGCAACCGATCTTTGGGTTGCGCTTCATACCGCTGATCCTACGGATAGTGGGACTCAGGGGTCGAATGAGGCTTCTTATACTGGCTATGCCCGTGTAGCCACAACTAGATCCACATCCACTGGTGGATGGACGGTATCTTCTGGAGTGGCCTCGCCAGTATCGGCTATTACATTCGGTTCCGCTACCAGCACCTCTACGTCAACAATTACCCATTTCTCCGTTGGCCTTACGTCAGATACCACGGATGGTGTGATGTATTATTTGGGAACCGTTACCCCAAATATCAACATTGGATCTGGCGTTACCGCTCGTCTTACGACTGAAAGCAGCATCACTGAGGACTAATATGGTGGATAACAGAGATCTCGTATCTAGCGATTCGTATCTTCCTGACGGGATAAATGACCGCTGGAAACGTACTGAAGTTATCCTTGATGAAACGAGGGCGTTAAGTGACGTCTTTGGCGAACGCGGCCATACAGACTGGTCATTAGAGCACCTTACCGTTTCAGAGATTATGCATCCGTGGAGAAGGCTGCGTCAGATATGCGCCGAGCTTGACAGAAGGCGTATGGCCCTGTCAGAGGCTAAGTACAACATTATGCGCAAGCGGCTTAAGATCGATAAGCTTAACCATAAGTTATCGAACAATAGCGTAGATGAATTTAAGAAAAGAGCAATAATAATAGATATTGCTGATCTGGAAGATCAGATTGAATTCACGATGGTTAAGTTTTCTGGAGCAATGCGTGATGTAGAGTTTCTATATGAGTTGTATATCAAGCTTCGAGATAAGTATGGGGAGCCTTCTATAGAGGAGTCAGAGAAAGTACAGCTTGAGGCAAATTTATGCAGGGCTATCACTCAAAGCATGTGGGACATAAGATCCACTGGTAGAATTAGTCAGGGAAACCAGGAGTACTTGCAGCAATGTGGCGTATCTCCAGATTTTATATCTTCTGAAATAATCAATTTCTATAATTCAAAATATAAGGATGCTGGTATTAATGCCATAAATACATTCATAAATAATTTAACAATAAAATGTGTGTGTAAATAATGTCTGGTTATACATCAGGAGGAAGTACTGGATCTGTAAGTGACGTAATTGATAAGTTTAGCTTTTCGTCTGATGGAAACGCTTCTGATGTAGGCAACCTTACTGTAGCAAGGGAAGATGGAGCCGGTCAATCATCAGATTCTTATGGCTATACTTCTGGTGGAACGACCGGGGCAGCAAGCGATGTAATCGATAAGTTCGCGTTTGCTTCTGACGGAAATGCTGCAGACGTTGGAAATCTTACTGTTGCAAGATATGCTCCAGCCGGACAGTCGTCATCTACATACGGATACGCTTCAGGTGGGTTTGCGTCTCCTTTTAACATAATAGATAAATTTACATTTGCATCTGATAACGACGCTACTGATGTTGGCGACCTATCTGCAACTAGATACAGAGCAACAGGTCAATCGTCAACAGATTACGGCTATACTTCTGGCGGAGCCTATGGTGTTAATAGTAACGTAATCGATAAGTTCGCGTTTGCTTCTGATGGAAACGCTGCAGATGTCGGGGACCTTACCGTCGCGAGATATGGTGGTGGTGGCCAATCGTCAGACTCATACGGGTACACTGGCGGTGGGTGGGTTACTGCCGGAAGCAATATTATTGATAAGTTTACGTTTTCGTCAGACAATAATGCAACAGACGTTGGCGATCTTACTGTTGCAAGGGGGCGTAACGCCGGTCAATCATCAGATTCTTATGGCTATACTTCTGGTGGAACGACCGGGGCGGCAATCGACGTAATCGATAAGTTCGCGTTTGCTTCTGATGGAAATGCTGCAGATGTTGGTAATTTAACTGTTGCAAGATATGGAGTCGCCGGTCAATCGTACGTTCAGGCGGCAACTGACTCTTCGGCATCATCGTCAGTTGTGTCAACAGCTAATGCTGTCGGCGCGTCAACCGCAGATTCAACCGCAAGCTCATCTGGTGCGTCAACAACGTTAGCAGTTGGGGAAGGGCTATTTGATAGCATCGCCAGCTCCGCTGGATCGTCAACGGGTAATGCTGTCGGTGATGGCTCTATTGAGTCTGTGGCCTCTAGTTCTGGGGCTGGAGCAGCGAATGCGGTAGGCGCCGCAACAACTGATAGCGTCGCGAGTTCTTCTGGGGCTTCAACTTCTGTCGGATACGGGGCTTCGACGGTGGATTCCGTTGCCTCGTCAGCACCATCCGCATCTGCAAATGCGGTTGGCGAAGGTCTGGTTGATTCCATTGCGTCATCGACCGCTACATCAACAGCCAATGCTGTTGGCGATGGATTCGCAGGGTCTGTTGGATATAGCGTTGGTTCTGGTGCGGCCAATGCCGTTGGCGAGTCCACAGTAGATAGTGTTGCGCAATCTTCAGCATCCACATCTAGCGTAGGATATGCAGAGTCAACTGTTGACTCCGTTGCGTCATCATCGGGATCTTCAACTGGGGATGCTGTTAGTGAGACTGCCGTTGACTCCATTGCGTCATCCACTGGTATTTCTACTTCCTCTGCCGTCGCTACTGCAACACAGGATTCTGTCGCGTCATCTACGGGATCTGTAACAGCGTCAGCGGCAGGTGCGTCAACTGCTGATACTACCGCTAGTGGTTCAGCGGCTGCAACAGCTAATGCCATTGGAACTGGTATCTATGATGGCGTTGCGAGTTCATCAGGATCTTCAGCAGTCTCTGCAACTGGTGCTGGTGGCATCATAATTGGTGCTCCGACGCCAACTGGCGGTATCGGTTCCAGCCTCTGGGAAGATCCTGCTACGCTCCGTCGTCGCGTCAGGATCAAACGGGCAAAGCCAAAAACCCACGTCATCAAGGTCGGTGAATGGCCAGAGGAAATCGAGAACGATCCTGATGATGATCTCGCCACCTTGCCTAAGGAAGTGAAGCCGCTTTCGCCACCAGAAGCCGATGATGATGAAGAAGCCCTGTTGTTAATACTATCAATGGCAGCGTAATGCAACGAAAAAAGTGGTTACCAAAGAAGTCTCCGTATCTTCCTCCTGACTATGATGAGGAAGTTATCTATGCCGTGATCGCCCTCACCAAAGGTGTGGCCAGTGATGCGCAACAGATGCTGGTATGGAAATACATCATGTATCTGTCTGGTGCGTCTGAGGAATTTCAAGACCTGTCATATCGTCCCGGTAACGAAGGACAGCGCGATACTGACTTTGCTGAGGGTAAGAGGTTCGTGGGGATCATGCTGCGGAAACTTCTCCTTCCGGAGCTAATCCCAGAGAACCCTGACGGAACAGCGAAACCCCTAACCCGCCGCATGGTTTCCCAGCGCTTGCGGCGCCAACGTGAGAGGATGAACAAAAATGGCTAAAGTTACAGCCGATGAGAAGGAATGGCGTGCAGAGAGCGATCTCTCTACCTTGGTTGAAGCTGAAAAAATCAAAGTTGATAAGGCGCGTTTAAGTGCCGCGATGGCACTGAAGAAAGAACGTATGGCGGCGTTGGAAAAAGTTGGCGAAAAGAAATAAGGTGTTTCTATGAATTTGGACCAGGAAGAAAAGACCTTTACGAAGGAAGATCTCGATCTCGTAAAGGACGACACGGCAGATGGTTCTGATGCGGGCAGCAGTGATGAGACATCAGACGATGTGAGTGATAAGTCTGCGGATGGAACAGCCGAGGAAACCTCGGCAGATGGTTCTGATGAATCGACGGCTGGTGACGATGCCGCTGATGATAAGGCGCAGAGTCAGGACGATAAAGGAACCTCGCTGTTAGACGATATCGATGACGACGGCGAGGTTATTGATCGGGATAAAAAAGACGAAACAGCCGACAAGAAAGATGACGACAAGTCAGATGATGATGAGAAGAAGGACGAGAAGTCTGAAAAAGATGATGATAAATCTGACTGGCGCAAGAATCTAGTTGATTATGTTCTAAAGGGTAAAGAGAATGAGCTGACGGCATCAAAGCTTACTAAGAGGCGCGATGCTCTCACTAAGGAACTCTCAAGATTTAAAAGTCAGGAAGAGTTTATGCGTGCTGGAATTGCGGCGCGCGAGAAGATCAGATCTGGTGAATATAAGCGCAGCAAGCTGAGTGAAGACGCTACAGAAGAAGAAGTTGCCGCGTGGCGTCGCGATAATAACATTCCTCCTGTCGCCAAGGACTACGATATTCCTAAGGTTCCCGGCCATCAGTGGGACGATGTTGACGTGCCATTCATCGACTCCTTCAAGGATGCGGCTTATAAGGCGAATTACAGCCAAGATCAGATGAATGCTGCCGCAGAGTGGTATGCTAAAACGTTGGCAAACCAACAGGCTGAATACGCTGAGACCATCACCGTCCAGGATCAGACGGATAAGGAAAGCCTGCGTGACGAACTAAGGGCACGCCTTGGTCCCCCGGAGTTCAAGTCATCCCTCATTCTTATGGACCGCCTCCTAAAGGATGATGATGTCATCCCTGGTCACATGGCCAAGGCCCTCATGAACGCTCGCTATACTGATGACGAAGGACGCTCTCGGCGCCTTATCAACAACGGCGAGATGGTCAATTTCCTCATGGACTTTGCCAGAGATACCTACGGTGACGCCGTCATTGTCTCCGGAGATGGCAGGGTGTCTGGAAATGACCGGAAGAAGGAAATTGAGAAGATCATGGAGACCGACATCAAGGAATACTATCGCCAGGGTCTCGATAAGGAGTATTTGGAAATCACCGAACGTGAGGAAAAGCGCGGTCGGCGTCGTGAGCGAGCGTGACTAAAGAGAGGTTCGGTTCAGGTTCATCCCCGCGCGGGCGGGGAACACCTGATACCGGTTCATCCCCGCGCGGGCGGGGAACACACCAACCACTAGATGTTGATAAGTCTATGGTTTTAGGCGTCACGTGTTCGCACCGATTTTCTGTGTTCCACATATGGGATGAAATGGCAGTTTGCCACGCTGACCGGCAGATTTCTCTGCCGTATTTTCGGATGCACGCTTGCCGTATCCGACTACGTTATGCATCCCACGGACCAGCCCGCCCGTGTGTCCAAAAGCTGCTTTATGGATATTTTTGGCAGCATTTATGTCTGCGTTTAAACTAAATCCGCAGTTTGTACAAGTAAATTCAGCTTGTGACTTTCTGGAGTTTTTGTCAATTGATCCACACGAGCTACATTTTTGCGATGTGTATCTTGGATCAACTTCAATAAACTCTACTCCGTTACGCGCACACTTGTACGATAACAATTGACGGAACATACCAAATCCGCTGTCCATTATGGATCTGTTTAAACCAGACTTTTGCGATATGTTTTTTCCTGGCTTATCGACCGTTCCTTTCGCCGACTTTACCATATTACGTATGGTTAGTTTTTCAACAGCCACACAACGGAATTGTTTCGCAAAGATTGCTGTCGTTTTATGTATGTGGTTGTGGCGTGTATTTGTTGCTTTACGCAACATAGCCCTTAGCTTCGCTCTTGATTTTTTTCTCCCGCTTGATCCTTTTTGGCAACGTGATATGGCGCGCTGGCGCCGACGTAATTCTTTTTCGATTCGTTTGGCCACACGTGGGTTGTTAATCATTTCCCCGCGCGAGGTAGCCGCAAGCACCGCTACGCCAACATCAATTCCTATTGAGTGCCGTGCATTCGTGCTTCCGCATGGGACTTCGACTTGGAAGCCAACGTACCAGCGGCGTCCATCTCGCTTGAACCATATCCCCTTAATCGTTCCATCGATGGGGCGGTCAATGTGAACCCGCAATCCACCGGGTATTCCCGCAAACCGCAAACGTTTCCCGTCAAATTTTATCTGCAGAAAAGCGTCAAAACCAAATCCGTTAAAAAAGTCGCGGCCTTTAAACCGTGGAAATCCAGCGACTTCACCACGCTTCACCCGTGAGAAGAACGCCTTGTAAGCGCGGTCAAGGCGTCGGAGCGTTTCCCTCTGAATGCGCCGTTGCACGGCAGCGAACCTTGGGTCGTCGCGCCTAATCTGCGTAAGAGATTTTGATTGGTCTGCCTCACTGATTGTAATGCCGCATTTCCGATAAGCGTCAATGCGCTCCCCCAATGCGGCATTATACAACTGTCGTTGTGCCTCCAGGATATCTGTGAGGGCACTGTGTTGTCTGCGTGTCGGCAACAACCTGTATTTGTAGGTTAATACCTGCATAAACCTCAACTTTATGTTGAGCCATTTCCTGATTAGCGGCCACCCCGTCTAACGGCCCCGCTTTCCTATCAGGCCCCAAGCCAAAAGTAAAGCCCCAACAGTTGTCTTAGTAGCGGCCCCGTTACGGCTACCCCGCGAATGATACCTGTCGGCAACCCTTTGCATGAAGGCAATCCACCAAAGCGAACTAAACAAAGGATAAGTCCGATGGTCGATTATGCCTTTCAAACAGCATATCGAAAAGAACACATCGCCGCGTTTGAGCAGAACTATACTATTCTTCGCGCCGGTTGTGTTCAAGAGGCAGTAATTAAAGGTAATAGTGCAATATTCTTGGTTTCTGGGTCCGGAAGCGCGACCGCAGTTACTAGGGGTGTTAACTCTCTAATTCCTTATAATACTGTCTCCAACGTGCAGAATACTTGCACATTGGTAGAATACCATGCGCCGTTCGAGCGGACGGGATTCAACATCTTCGCATCTCAGGGCGATCAGAAGCGCATTATGCTGGACTCCAGCATTGCTACTCTGAATCGCAATATCGACAACGCCATCATCACTCAGTTGGATACGGCGACCAATGATACTGGTACATCGACAACCATGTCGCTGAACCTGTTTATCAAGGCTCACGTTATCTTGGCTGCGAATGATGTTGATGTCACGCAGGAAGATAAGATGTTCGCCGTCATTACTCCAGCGGCGAATGGTTATCTTATGCAGATCCCTGAGTATGCATCGGCTGACTATGTAGAGGTCAAGCCGTTTGCTGGTCCAGCCCGCCGTATGCGTCGCTGGGGCGGTGTTAACATCATGATCCATCCGCACCTTACTGGTGTCGGAACCTCCACTGAGTATTGCTACATGTGGCACCAGAACGCCATTGGGCATGCGGCAAACTCTAAGGAGATGGAGGTCGAGGTTGGTTACGATGCCAAGCAGCAGTTGTCTTGGTCGCGTGCCACTCTCTATCATGGTGCGAAACTGTTGCAGAACAGTGGTGTCGTGCAGATTAAGCACGATGGCTCTGCTTTTGCTGCCAGCTAATCGTAGTAACAAGGAGAAAATCAAATGGCTTATTCCACGAGCCTTCCTCCATATCTGGTTACTGCCGCACCGGCTGGTGGCCTGATTTCGACCTCAACCTCCGTAACTGCGGGTGGAGGCAATATATGGTACTATCGCAGCGCCGATGGTATCGCAACTGTTGCTGGAACTTCTTACTTCAGCAATGGTGACGCTCTGGGAATGAACAAGTATGACTTGGTCTTCGTGACCAATCTTACTTCCACCTACTTCGCTATCGGCATGGTGACTGCGGTTACTGCCGGTGCCGGAGCGACGGTTGGCACTCTCACGTCTTCGTCTTCCTAAGACGACTTGCGGCGGGGCATTGTGCTCCGCCGCTTCTCTAACCCAACCAAGGACCGAACATGACCAAGGTAAACTATGCGGACGCCCGCCAATTCGATAAGGCGGCGAACTATGTCATTGCCCATTATATTATTGAGCTTACCCACGAAACTGGTCTTGAGGACCTACTTCGTCCGGACTTTTGGAAAAATGTTCACGCCAAGCTTCCACGATTCAGCATTGTGACCTGCATTGGCGGTAAGGATCAGCTTGATGTCGATCTGCGTGTGATGGCTACCGGGCTTGGCTATTGCATGATGCGGGTCATTCGCACTGCTCCACCAGCTCATACGATTGCTGAGGTTAGGACTAGCGAACGTGCCGTCAAGTATATTCCTAGCAGGAGGTGGTGCGTTGTCGGCAAAGACGGTGGCGTTATCATATCTGACCTTTCGTCTCGTGAGGAAGCTACCGAGCGACTGAATGAAATGGAATCGGAAGCTGAGGCAGCGTAATGAAACATATTCTTGTTGTTCGCAAAAAGCCTGACACTCACGATTTCATGCGCCACGACTACTATGACGGTTCGTGGATGCAGTACAACGACACTGGCCAGGTGCTTCACGCGATGCTTCCGTCCATCAAGGATGAGATGACGGCGTCCAACGGAAATACGGCGCTGACATTTTCATCCTGCCGAAGCGGCCTTGAGTTCGTTAACCCAGATAATGCTGGTATTGAGGATGGTATCACAACCATCCTTCTCATCCCCCTCGAAGACGCTACCGGCGATGCCGTTCACGACAATATGCGTTTGTGGGCCGTAATTACGTGGATGGGGCCGGAAAACGTTCCGGTAAAAGGAACGAAAATTAGGCAGCGCTCTCTCACCGAATGGCTCGACAACTTCTTCTCTGTTGAGCAGCTTGAGCAGTGGAAGGTTCCTCCACATGGCGGGAGGACCGAAGTGTGGTTCCGCCCAAGCTGGAATGCGATCAGGATGTTTCCTGAATTATTTCCAGAGATGGCAAAAAAAGTTAACGATGTCAAAGAGCTACCAAAGCCAGAGTACAAGAAACCTCCTGAAAAGTCAAAGGAAAAAGACGTTATTATCGTTCCTGTTGTTGACGGGAAACCACTCGTAAGGCCGTCGTTCCGTAAGGCCACGAAGTGGAGTTTCTACAATATTGACGGGACCGTAGAAAAATCCGGCTTTGCTACGCGCGAAGCCGCCGAGATCGCTATGGATAAATATCTCCGCGCTAACAACATGCGTTTGCCGGAGATGATCAAACAGGAATAACCTCCATTGGCAACAAAGCTTGAAGCATATAATGGGGCGCTGGTCTTATTGGGGGCCAGAACTCTAAATACAACATCAGACTCAAGGACGGAACGATATAGCCTTGACCGGGTGTGGTCACAGACGCTTGATTATATGCTTGAAGCTGGTCTGTGGAATTTCGCCGCAAGAACTGATGAACTTGGATCATCAGATACTGTGGAGACGTATTTTGGTTATGAATACGTTTTCGAGAAGCCTGATGATTACATTCGCATCATGGAGATATCTGAGAACGAGAGATTTAGTCCGACGCTAGAGGACTTCGCTGAGGAAGGCGATTACATCCTTGCGGACTGTGATCCCATGTACATCAAGTACGTTTCCAACTCCACCGAATACGGTGCCGATCCTGGTAAATGGTCGGCATCATTTACGGCAGCGTTCATTGATGAGCTAGCCTATCGCACTGCCCCCCAAATCACAAGCGCTGGAGCAGCTAAGGTCGATTGGCTTGAGAAGAAGCGGCGCCGCTCCCTTTATTACGCTAAGGGCAAGGATGCCGTTAACCAGCCTCGTGCTGAGCTTCCTGCTGGTCGCCTCATAAAAGCACGCTCTGGCACACGGTTTACGAACACCATGCGCAGAACCCCATATGCTTAACGGACACCAGAGATGACAGACACCTACAACCGATTCCTCGGTGCACGGAGCACTTATGCGGCTAAGAAGCCCGTTCGCGCAGCCAGCACTGGAAACCTCACCCTATCGGGATTCCAAACCGTTGATGGCGTTACATATGCCTCGTCAGACGACGACGCTGGATATAATATGCGCATTCTCGTCAAAGATCAAGACGATTCAACGC